TCTGCCTTTCCCTCTCCGACACAGTCGGTAATCCACCAAGACAGTCCATTTACAGCCAGACCAGTCGGGAATTAACCCGATGCCAGCCAAGCAGTCCAAGGCCCTACGAGGGGCAACCAAACCAAGGCTTGCCAGCATCCCGCTTAAGGGTGCTAACAAGCTGCAAGATGTCAAAGACCTTTGCACAATCATAGATATGCCGCTATTGCCATGGCAGGAGTACGTGCTCAAGGACATGCTAGGCGTGGACAAGAAGGGCATGTGGATACGCAAGACAAATCTGCTACTTATCGCACGACAGAACGGCAAGACCCATTTAGCTCGTATGCTTATCTTGGCTCACCTGCTTAAGTGGGATAGTAAGAACGTCCTCATCATGTCCTCGAATCGAAGCATGGCTCTGGACACCTTTAGACAAGTCGCACAGGTATTGGAGAACAATGACCACCTCAAGGGATTCGTTAAGCAGATCAGATACGCCAACGGCACAGAGTCTATTGAGATGCTGGACGGAAGAAGGCTTGACGTTGTTGCGGCTACTCGAGACGGATCTCGCGGACGTACTGCGGACTTCCTCTTCATTGACGAACTCCGAGAAATTAATGAAGAAGGATTTCGAGCAGCTATCCCTACGACTAGAGCACGTCCAAATGCTCAAACGCTTCTTACCTCAAATGCAGGAGACGCTTTCTCGGTTGTCCTAAATGGCATGAGAGAAAGGGCGTTAGAAAACCCGCCTAAGAGTTTTGGTTATTATGAGTATTCGGCTCCCCAATATTGCAAGATTACAGACCGAGCAGCATGGGCGATGGCAAACCCAGCACTCGGCTATACGATAAGCGAGGAAGCCCTTGAAGAAGCAGTTGCTACTAGCCCTATTGAAAATACCCGCACCGAGCTATTGTGTTCGTGGATTGACAGTTTATCGTCACCATGGCCGCATGGAATCCTTGAGGAAACAAGCGACTCTTCGCTCACGATTCCAGTTGGCGGTTATACAGTCTTTGCTTTCGATGTGTCTCCATCTCGCCGTAATGCGAGTCTGGTTGCTGGACAGATACTCCCAGATGGTCGCATCGGAGTTGGAATCCTACAAACGTGGGAGTCACAGGTAAGCGTTGATGATCTAAAGATTGCGGTGGACATCAAGGCATGGGCTGACCAGTATCGCCCAAGGCAAATCTGCTACGACAAGTACACAGCCCAATCCATCGCCGACAAGCTGACAAACGCTGGACAGATTACCCAAGACATATCTGGCGCTTCGTTCTATCAGGCTTGCGGAGACCTTCTCGATGCTCTGGTCAATAAGCGACTAGTTCACGCAGGGCAAGCCAACTGGATTCAGCAGATGAATAACTGCGCAGCAAAAGTTAATGACTCGGCATGGCGCATTGTTAAACGCAAGAGCGCTGGCGATGTATCTGGAGCGATTGCAACTGCCATGGTTGTCCATATGCTTTACAAACCACAACAGGTAGCGGCTATATACACAGAATAATCTATATGTAGTGTATAATTGCCTTCTATGGGTCTCTTCTCGCGTAAGCCACAAATATTAGAAGCGCAGCTTGCGCCGCAGGTCATGGGCGAGAATCTGCCCTCACTCTATAACGCGATTCAGCTCCGAGTCTCTCGCAAGGATGCGATGAGCGTGGCTTCAGTAGCCAGAGCCCGCAACCTTATTGCCGGAACTATTGCAGGTATCCCACTTGAGTATTACAACAAGCGCACAGGCGAGAAGATTGCTGCGCCTCGCTGGGTTAATCAGCTAGCAAAGAATCAACCATCATTTATCACTATCTGCTGGATCGTAGATTCACTCTTGTTCTACGGAGTCTCTTATCTTCGTGTCACAGAGCGTTATCAAGAAGATGGACGCCCTGCCGCGTTCGAATGGATTGCAAACGCTCGCGTTACATTCACAACTGACCTAGAAGGCATCATGGTTACCCAGTATTATGTCGATGCTGCTCCTATCGCCATGAATGACATCGTTACTATTCAAGGATTCGACGAGGGCGTGTTAGAGCGCGCTGGTCGCACTATCCAGTCAGCGATTGACATTAACAAGGCTGCTGCAATTGCATCAGCTACGCCAATGTCTAGCGGAATCCTAAAGAACACAGGTGCAGACCTACCACCTGCCGAGGTTTCCGGACTTCTTGCAGCTTGGAAGCGTAGCCGCAATAACAACTCTACTGCTTACCTCACTAGCACTCTTGAGTTCCAGTCCACACAGTTCTCACCAAAAGACATGATGTACAACGAGGCGATTCAGAACCTATCTACTGAAATTGCCCGCGCTATGAACGTTCCTGCTTATTACTTGTCAGCAGATCAGAACACAACTATGACTTATGCAAACGTGACAGAAGAGCGCAAGCAATTCTTCGCGCTTAGCATCGAGCCTTACATTCAGGCAATTCAATCACGTCTATCTATGGACGACATCTCTACAGCAGGGCACGAAGTGCGTTTTGCAGTCTTTGACACCTTCTTGAAGCAAGACCCAATTAAGGAGCTTGAAGTTGTCGAGAAGATGATAACCCTAGGGCTGATTACAACTGAACAGGCAATGGCAATGACAGACCTAACACCTAACGGAAGTGAGGGGCTCTAATGGAGACTCTATACATCGAAGCCGCCTCGATTGAGTGCAGCGAAGAGCGTCGCGAGATTAGCGGCAAAATCGTTCCAATGGGAACTGGCGAAATCGGCAACACTAATCTTGGTGGCGTTGTTTTCGAAGCTGGTTCTATTGAGATTGACGATCCATCAAAGATTAAGTTGCTATCACAGCACGACATGAAGAAGCCAGTAGGTCGCATGGTCACAGCCACAGTTCGTCCAGATGGCATTTATGCGACCTTCAAGTTGTCACGTTCAACAGGTGGCAACGATGCACTTGTTATGGCTAGCGAGGGTCTCGTTTCCGGACTTTCAATCGGTGCAGAGATTATTAAGTCAGCACCATCACGCGAAGGTCACACAGTTGTGACAGCCGCCAAACTCAAAGAAGTTTCTCTAGTAACAGAGCCAGCCTTTAAGTCTGCTCAGGTGCTTGAGATCGCAGCAGAGGAAGTTATCCCTGCTGAAACCCAACCAGAAAGCGAGCCACAAGTGGAAGAAACCACTCAGGTAGAAGCTCCAGCAGTTGAAGCAGCAGCCGAAGAAGCAGCTCGCCCAACAGTTGCAGCATCTCACTATGTCCGCGAGCGTGTAGCACCGATTACATCTGTGCAATACCTCGAAGCATCTATTAAGTCAGCACTTGGTGATGACGAAGCACGCCGCACACTTCGTGCAGCAGATGATTCAACATCAACCAACACAGGTTTGACACTTCCGTCACACCTCAACACTTTCATTACAGACACATTCACAGGACGCCCTGCTTTTGAGGCAGCAACTCGTGGATCACTTGCAGGAATTGACGGAATGTCATTCACAGTTCCTCGCCTTTACACTAATGCCTCTTCAGCAGATGTTGCACCAACAGTTGCAGACACCAACGAAGGTGCAGCACCATCAGAAACAGGCATGACCTCAGCTTATGACACGATTTCTATCGAAAAGTTCAGCGGCTTGCAGCGTGTAAGTTTCGAGTTGGTGGATCGCAGCCAACCTGCGTTTATGGAACTCATGATGGCAGAACTTCGCAAGGCATACGAGAAGGCTACAGACGCAGCCCTACTCGCAGCTTATGTGGCTAACGGAACAACAGCCGCTACAACAGCAGCAACAGCAGCAGGACTTCAGTCATTCGTATCTGTAGAAGGCGCAGCCGCATACAAGGGCACAGGCGGAGACTTCGCTAACAAGCTCGTAGCATCTACCGATGCTTGGGCAGCCATCGCGGGATTTGCGGACACAACAGGACGCAGCCTCTATTCAGCACAGGGCGCAACACAGAACGCATCAGGCAACGCAGTTGCTACAAGCGTTGTTGGTGGCGTACTTGGTACAGACCTCATCGTAGATCACAACATCTCAACATCAGGTGTTGTCGATAACTCAATGTTCTTGGTTGCTCCATCATCTGTTTACACATGGGAATCACCAACAACACAGCTTCGTGTGAACGTACTAACATCTGGCGAGATTGAAATCAACCTCTACGGATACCTCGCAATTTACTTGGCTAAGTCAGGTAAGGGCGTTCGTAAGTTCAACCTTACATAATAGCAACACCCTAAGTCGCTAGGGGGGCTGCCAGAGCCCTTGCAGCTCCCCTAGTCTTTAGAAAGGATAACAATGAGCATCACAACAGTCGCAGAGCTTCGTACCGCCCTAGGTATCGGAACTCTCTATACTGATGCAGTCTTGCAGTCAGTCTGCGATGCAAGTGATAACGTCTTGTTGCCTTTTCTATGGACTAACACGACTCCAGTAGTGGCTCACGCTAACCAAGGCACAGTCGGAACTTTATTCTTTAATGACTATGTGCAAGACATTTTCTATATCGGTCAGACAGTCAATATCACAGGTTGCGGCTCACACTACAACGGCAATAAAGCAATCACAGGCACAGGCGAGTACAGCATTACAGTTACTACAGATCATGTCACCGATTCAACCCGCCACCCTGTCAACCCTTACGGACAAGTAGCAGCATCTACTTACACAGATTACACAGAGATTCCAGCCATCCAAGAGGCTAGCCTCATGATTAGCGTTGCAATCTGGCAAGCGCGTCAAGCACCAACAGGTCAAGGCGTATCTATTGACGGCTACGCACCAAGCCCTTACACCATGTCAAATCAGCTCATGGCTCGCGTTCGTGGCTTACTTGCGCCTTACTTAAGCCCTAACTCTATGGTGGGCTGATGCCAGCAATAACTACCCTTCGAGCTTCTATAGCCTCGGCACTTACTGACAATACCAAGTGGAGCGTGTTCTCGTTCCCACCTGCTACGCCTATTGCTAACAGCCTAATCTTGAGCCCTGCTGATCCTTACCTAGTGCCTAGCAATAATGACTACACAGCCATCGCACCGCTAGCAAACTTTACTATCACTATTCTTGTGCCATTACTGGATAATCAAGGAAACCTTGCTGGGATTGAGGATGACATAGTGCGCCTCTTCCAGCTTCTCGAAGCATCAAGCATTGTGTTCAACGTAGGCAGCGTGTCCAGCCCTAAAGTGCTGAACCTGCCAACTGGAGACTTACTGGCTTGCGATGTCGCAATCAGTACCCTAACGGAATGGAGCTAGTCATGAGCGACTGGGAAAAGGAGCGAGACGCTTTTCTTGCGAAAATCGGACAAACTCCAGAAGTAAAAGCAGCACCAAAACCAACTACCAAGAAAGATGAGGAATAACTGAAATGGCAGTATTTCTAAACAATGGCGTAGTTCTAACAGTCAATTCAGTTGACCTATCTGATCACGTCACAGCAGTAACAATTAACCGCACTTTCGATGAACTCGAAGTAACAGCGATGGGCGATTCAGGACACAAGTTCGTTAAGGGTCTTGAGGCTGCATCACTTACTATCGACTTCCTCAACGACACAGCCACAGGCGAAGTCTTGCAGACACTACAGGCTGCTTACGGCACAAACGTAACAGTTACAGCCAAGCAGACTTCATCAGCAGTATCAGCAACAAACCCACTTTACACAATGACTTGCCTAGTCAATAACCTCACCGACATCAACGGCGCAGTTGGAGACCTTGGCACACAGTCTGTAACTTGGAACGTCTCTGGTACAGTAGCAATCACAACAGCGTAATAAGGAGATAAGGGCTATGGCAAAACTCAAAGTTACAAGGGCTGACGGACAAGTGCAGGAGTTTGAAATAACTCCAGTCTTGGAGTACAGCTTTGAGCAATACGCCAAGAAGGGCTTTCACAAAGCCTTGATTGAAGATCAGAAGCAGTCAGACGTGTACTGGCTCTGCTGGGAAGCAATTAGACGTTCGGGTGAAACAGTCAAGCCTTTCGGGGAACAGTTCCTTGAGACTCTCAAGTCAGTTGAGGTCTTAGAGTCTGACCCTTTAGGTTAGATCGGAACTCCCTCACCTATCTCGCGGCTAGATTAAGTTACGAGTATGGAGTTCCGTTCAACACCATCGTGGAACTTTCTCCGATGGCTTTCAAGGCTCATGTACAGGTATTAAAGGACATAGCAAAGGAGCGAAACGATGCCAACAAAAATCCAAGGCGTAATCGCTTATCGTAAAGCCTTGCGACAGTTCGAGCCAGAATTAGCCAAAGAGACAACCAAAGAAATTACGGCTTTTCTTAAGCCAGTAGTTAAGGATGCTCGTGGTTACTTGCCATCAAACGCAGAAGCTCCAAGCGGATGGTTGAAACGTCCTAACGCCAAAGGTCGCTGGGCTAATCGTTTCTATGATGCCACTATTGCTCGCCGTAGTATCAGCTACAAGACAAGCCCTAGCAAAGCCAATCGTTCAGGCTTCAGGGCTTTAGCATCTATATTTAACAAGGGCGCAGCAGGCGCAATCTACGAAACTGCTGGACGCAAGTCAGGCGTTACAGGCAACTTTACGCCAAGACTAGGTGGACAACTTAAGGGCGATAAACAGAAGATGACAGGTAGAGCAATCTTTAGAGCCTTTGAGGAAGATCAGGGCAAAGCCACAGCAGGAGTGATTAAGGCAATCGAGCGTTCAGCCGCTAAGTTCAATGCAAAGGTGAAGAAGTAATGGCAGACTTAAGAGTCGATATAGCGGCGGAGTTCGTAGGCAAGAAAGCGTTTAAGGATGCTGACAATGCCGCCATGCGTCTTGATAAGACAGTTAAGCAACTTGGCAAGACTTTAGGTATTACCCTCGGCGCATCCGCTATGGCAGCCTATGGCAAGGCAGCAGTTAAAGCCTTCGCAGAAGATGAGGCAGCAGCTCGCAGACTATCCAGCGCAGTCGATAATCTAGGACTTTCATTTAGCAAGGTACAGGTTGCATCCTTTATCGCTGGGCTAGAACAAAGCGCGGCAATATCAGATGACGTGCTACGCCCAGCCTTCCAGTCTTTACTCAACATAACTGGATCACTTACCAAGTCTCAAGAGCTGCTCAACAATGCCATCCAGATTAGCCGAGCAACAGGCATAGATTTAGCCACAGTCACCACAGACCTAGGTAAAGGTTATGTCGGTATTACTCGCGGGCTTATCAAGTACAACACAGGACTTACCCGCGCAGAACTTACAACTAGGTCATTTAACGACATTCTTGGCATCATGCTGGCTAAGTCTGCTGGCGCAGCGCAGGATTACCTCACCACCACATCATTTAAGTTAGACACTCTACGCGTCTCATCAGAGCGAGCCAAGGAGTCAATCGGCGAAGGTTTAATAAACGCCTTTGCAGTCCTTGGTGGTGGATCACAGGCTAGCGATGCAGCCAAGACTATTGACAATATCGCCAAAGGCATCAACGCCATTACTATGGCTACAGCCCAAGCCATTAACGGCTTAAGCAAGTTATACAAAGGTTTAGATTTCCTTACTTCCTTTGGTGGTCTAACTGGTGGCGATGGCTTACTAGCCAGAACCTTTGATCGCGCTCCGACAGTCTCATCTGGTCGCTCTGCTTCTCCCGCAGGTACAGCCATCCGCACACGCCAACAGCGCGAAGCAGAGGCGGCAGCCGCTAAGCGAGCCAAGGAAGTTGCAGCCCTAACCAAGAAGCAGGTTGCATCTACAAAGGCTCTGACAGCCGAGCAGAAAAAGCAGAACAGCCTTAAGAAGTCTGCCTCAATCTTTGATTTAGAGCAGGTGCAATTAGTGGCAGCTCTTAAAGGCAAACTTACCCAAGAGGAAACAATGCGAGTTCAGGCGCAGCTTGCAATCCTTAACGGCAACGAAGCAGTAGCCAGAGACCTCACTAACCAGATTCTTAAGGCGCAGGATGCTTCAGGCAACCTTGCTAGATTCCTCACCGCTTTGCCTAATGCTCGCAACCCATTCGAGTATCTCGATGCTTACCTGTCTTACTTGGCTGGCAAGGCAGCCGCCATTATGACTAACGCGCCAGTACCTACATCGCCACAAGGCAACACAAGCGCTCCAACCCCACCAGCCACAAACGTATCTGCCTACCCTTCAGACGGCATGATTTCTTATAACCAGATGACAGGCTTGAGTTACAACCCTAATGCTGGCAGCACAGTTGTGGTGAACGTCCAAGGATCAGTTATATCCGAGCAAGACCTAACCGAGACTATTGCCCGCAACCTGCAGAACAGTTCACTATCTTCTGGCAAGGTGGCACAACTAGAGCGTTACTCTGGATTCTTCTTATGAGCCTACCCGCACAGATAGCAGTCAGCTTCGACTTCTCTGGCGGGGCAACCTTCGGGTCAGGCTTTGTGATTGGTTCACCAGATAACGGAGTCATCGGGGTCAATTCCTTTGGCTCATCCGACGTCATTATCCCTACAGTTGATTTAACGCCAGACGTATATAGCATCTCTATCAGGCGTGGTCGTAACGTAATGAAAGATACCTATGACGCTGGCACAGCCATTGTGCGAGTCCTAGACCCGCTAGGTTACTTTAACCCACAGAATCCATCCAGCCCTTACTTTGGCTATCTTGTGCCTCTTCGCAAGCTGCGCATCTCTGCCACCACAGCCACAGCAGAACATTTTTTATTTAGCGGGTATGTGAATGACTACCGTTATACCTTCCCTGTAGGGCAGGAGACCGCCTATGTGGACATCATGTGCACCGATGGCTTTAGACTCTTGCAGATGTCTAACGTGTCCACTATTGCCGATACAGCAGCAGGGCAGGACACAGGCACACGCATAAACAAGATTCTGGATAACGTCTCGTTCCCTGCATCTATGCGCTCAATCTCTACGGGAGTCTCGACCTGCGTGGCTGATCCTGCTACCAACCGCTCAACCCTAGATGCCATTAAGAATGCAGAGTTCTCTGAAGGGCTAGGAGCGTTCTACATGAGCGCAGACGGCACAGCCGTATACCTCAACCGCACAGAGGTTACATCTAGCCTTGGTGAGCCTTCTATCGCCTTTAATCAGACCACAGGGATCAGTTATCGTTCTGTAAAATACGCGTTTGATGACAAGCTGATAATTAACGATGTCAAGTTCAACCGAGTAGGCGGCACACCTCAACTGGTCTATAGCCAAGCCTCACTCGACAAGTACTTCCCACACAGCCTGACACAAGAGAACCTCGTGGCGCAGACAGATGACATCGTGCTAGGCATCGCCCAGAACTATGTCAACACCCGCAAGGAGACCACAATCAGAATTGACGAGATGCTGGTGGACTTGCTAGACCCAGCAGTACCAACGGATACCCTTATTGGGCTTGATTACTTCGACAACCTAGAAATCACAAACGTCACAGAATCAGGCTCTACTATCACCAAGACATTACAGGCGCAGGGCTTCGCTTGGGATATAACAGCTAACAAAATGCAAGTAGCAATCACCACGCTTGAGCCAATTATTGACGCTTTCATATTTGATAGCACTATCTTTGGTATAATCGGACAATCAACTTTGAGTTATTAGGAGCAACATGGCAACCTTTCCAGTCACAACAGGAGACGTATTAACAGCGGCTACCTATAACAGCCTTCCAACCTTTACAGTCGGCACAGCCAACACAGCCGATTACACAGCAGTCCTAGCGGATCAGTACCAAGTCCTAGAGATTATGAACAAGGCAACCGCTATCGCTTTTAAGCTCCCAACCAATGCCTCTGTTGCTTTCCCAGTAGGCACAGCCATCACAGTCCTTAACATCGGCGTAGGCACTTGCACAATCAGCGCAGTTACATCTGGCACAACCACAGTTCTATCAGCGGGCGCAGTAGCCGCAGCTCCTACCCTTGGACAATACAAATCTGCCGTCTGCATCAAAACAGCAACAGACACTTGGTACGTGGTAGGCGCAATTGCTTAATCAAATAGCTGCTATTCATGGAACAGGCGTAGCACCAGCACCAACAGCGCCCGTTGCGGGTTATCGGGCTTGGTATGATGCTAGCGATACTGCAACCATTACTGTGTCAGGCACAGCAGTCACCCAATGGAATGACAAGTCTGCCAACGGCTATAACTTAACCCAATCAACTGCCGCTTATAGACCTTTATCTGGCACTCGTACCTTGAACTCATTAAACGTTATTGACTTCGATGGTTCTAATGACTGCCTAACTAACGCAACAGCCTCAAACTGGACTTTCTTAAATAACAGCACAGGCTCATCTATTTTTATTGTTCTCTATAGCGATGCAACCGCAACTACGGGTTTTGTAATGTCTACTGACCAAGGTGATTCTAGTTTGATAGGCATGGATTTTATTAGAAATGGCGCTGATGACACAGTTCGAGTATTTGTAAGAAATGCTAACAGCGGCGATGGTGCAGTCGGTTCAACTAACCAAGGAGTTTTGACCGACAATACAGCCGTGTATTACACATTGCTATTAACGCCAAACAACGGCACAACAGCAGACAGAGCAATCAGCAGAATAAATGGTGGCTCTGAAATTAAAAATAACACTTTTACATTAGCGCCATCAAGCTCTAATCCAGCTCAAGGTATTGTTTTAGGTGATTATGTGCAAGGCGGTGGGCTTGGTTTTAACGGCACAATTGCGGAAATTATCTTTTACCCTTCTGCCCTTAATGCAACAGATCGAGCATCAAATGAAACTTATCTTAAGAATAAATGGGGTCTCTAATGTGGTATGAATGGAACACACAGGCAGATTTTGATACTTGGCATAACGCCCTTTGCCTACAACTAGGCTACCCACTAACTGGAGTTAATCAGGCGACTGGTTTGCCCGATGAAGAAGCAGCCAAAACGAGTTCTTACACATCTAGCAAATTGGTGGGCGATAAAATCATCGCCATGGTTGAGATTGAATATGCAGATGGATTAACTCCAACCGACTTAAGACCAGCATCCTTTGACGATGAATCCTAAACTATGCAAAGCAGGGCAACAGTTGAGGGAGCAGCTCGATGATAGTTACCCAGACAGAGATAGAACCTCGGACGGCTGGATTGGCGATGTACGTCATTCGGCACGTCCTTCTGACCACAATCCTGATGCAGCGGGCATCGTCCGAGCCATTGACATTGACAGGGATTTATCTGGTAAAGCAAAGCCCGACCTCATGCCTGACCTTGCAGATCAGATTCGACTCTTTGCAAAACGTGATAAATCAAAACGCATCAGCTATCTCATCTTCGCAGGTCGGATTGCATCGCCTCGCATGGGCTGGCGCTGGCGCAAGTATTCTGGAATCAACCCGCATAATTCTCATCTGCATTGTTCTTTCACTAAGAAGGGCGATTCAGATGATTCGTTCTTTAATATCCCAATGATAGGCGGCACAGCATGAACATGAAGAACCCAGCAATCCTCACAGCAGGAGCGTTTCTAGCAGCGTGGGGTGCATCTAACTTTGCACTCGACTACCGCTCAATCCTTTGGGCTGTACTAGCGGGCGTATTCGGATACGCAACTCCTAAGAAGTGAAGGCGGCAGACCTCGCAGCTTGGGCTGTAGGAGTAGTCACAGTCCTAGGCGGCTTGGCTGCTTACACACAGTTCATGATTAAGCATTACCTAAGCGAGTTAAAGCCTAACTCTGGCTCAAGCCTCAAGGATCAGGTTTCTCGCCTTGAAGCGCGTGTCGATACCATAATTGAGTTGTTAGGTAAGTAACACTTTACCTATGGCTAAGAAGAAGGTCATAGACCTAGACACTTACAACGCGCTAGATGCGTGGGCTATCGGGTTGCATGAGATGTATCGCGCCCTGCGCAGAGCTGGCTTTGGCGTTGATATTGCTCTTGGCATAATTATGGAACGTGATGCTTACCCTGATTGGATTCTGCCTGACTTGCCTAACCGCATAGACAATATCCCCTACGAAGATGAGGATGACGATTAAGCGAATCGTAATACTGTCAGACTTGCAAGTGCCTTTCGAGGACGTGCATGTCACACGCAACATCGCTAAATTCTTACAAACCTTTAAGCCTGACCAGACTGTCACCATTGGCGATGAGATTGACTTCCAGACCATAAGCAAGTGGTCAGAAGGTACGCCACAAGCCTACGAGCAGAGCCTTGGCGATGATCGTGACCGATGCGTGGACTTGCTCTGGGAACTAGGTGTCACAGACTGCATTAGGTCTAATCACACAGACCGCCTTTACAACATCATCATGAAGAAGATTCCATCATTCCTATCCTTGCCAGAGCTTCGGTTCGAGAAGTTCATGAAGTTCGATGAGCTAGGCATAACCTTCCATAAGAATCCTATGGCGATAGCACCCAACTGGATAGCAGTCCATGGAGACCATACACCCATCAAGCAGCTAGGGGGCTTATCAGCCCTTGAAGCGGCTCGTAGGCATGGGAAGAACGTCATTTCTGGTCATACCCATAGGGCAGGGCGTAGCGCCTTCACAGAAGCCTCTGGAGGGCGTTTAGGGCGTGTTTTACATGGAGTTGAGGTAGGTAACCTCATGGACTTCAGACAAGCCTCATACACCAAAGGAACGGCGAATTGGCAGCAAGCCTTCGCCATCATGTATGTCAAGGGTTCTAACGTCCAAGTAGACATAATCAACATAGAGAAGAACGGCACGTTTATCGTGCAAGGGAAGGTCTATGGACGGGTTCGCTAGTCCAGTTTTTGAGGATGAAGACCCTTCCCAAATCGTTATCATTTCGTTATCTAAAAAGGGTGGATGTCGCATAGTCCTCATGTAAAGTTCTTTCTGTAGGGCGGCGAAATCCCCATTGGGAAAGTAGAACTAGAACCGCCCTACACCTAAAGAAAGGGCTCACAATGACAGTATTACAGTTAATTATTCTGGCAGTAGCAGTCGGATCGTTTGCTATAGGTCGCTACTCTGGCTATCACGATGGCTACGTTAAGGGGCGCATAGCAGTACGCCGCTACTACGAGTCACTTGAGCGAGTTAGCCGATGAACGCGGGTGACTTCCTTACAGAAGCCAGAGCTACGATACAAGATCGTGGTATGCACTATGGACATCCATCAGACAATATGCAGAGAACCGCAGCATTATGGAGTTCATACCTCGAAATGCCAATCACAGACTATCAAGTTGCAACTTGTATGGCATTGGTCAAAATCGCACGAAGCATGGAGTCTGCGAAAGTGGACAACCAAGTTGATGCCTGTGCCTACCTCGGTATAGCTGGCATGTTACAGACACAGGAGAATGAACTTTATGTTTAACCTAGAAGATTACGAGACAGTCGAAGAGCGACTGGTTAAGTTTTGGAAGGATCACCCAGATGGACAGATTCACACGAAAGTCCTTGAACACACCACCGCTAGGTTTATCGTTGAAGCAAGCATCTATAGAACTGAAGCTGACAGCCGCCCTTGGACTACTGGCTTGGCTGAAGAAACAGTACAGGGCAGGGGCGTTAATGCCACATCTGCGCTGGAGAATTGTGAAACTTCTGCCATTGGTAGGGCTCTTGCAAATGCTGGTTATGCTACAAAAGGCAAGAGAGCAAGCCGCGAGGAGATGTCTAAGGTAAAGGCTAAGGTCGAAGTCCAGAACATTGTGCAAGAGACAAAAGCAAAGATGGCTAACACAGCCAGCGAATATGTTCCAGTACCAAAGGAAGAAGATCCATGGACAATGCAAGTAGCAGCACCAGTTCAGACTATGGAAGCAGCAGTCGAGACAGTCAAGGCTGTCCTTGGTGGCACTCAACCAGACGAGAGCTGTATCCATGGTGCGCGTGTATGGAAAACAGGAACTTCTAAGGCAGGCAAGCAATATGGAATGTGGCGTTGCCCAGAGTCCAGCACAAGAGATATGCCGGGCGGTCAAGTACCTTGTGACCCTATTTGGTACGAGATAAAGCCAGATGGCACTTGGGGTAAGCAGGTCAAACGTGGGTAAATTATACTTTCGTAATCAAGATGATGAATGGGAGCAATTCCCTACAGATGAGCAGTTACAAGCTGCACAGGCAGCAGCTCATGATCTACAGAAACTAGGCTTTGCCATTATTTGCCAGTTATGTAATACCCCACCAACGATTCAACAGATTAAACAAAGGGCACTACAGAACGAGTGGAAGTGTGACAAGTGCGGCACTATCAACAGCGCAGGTAAAGCATGAAACACACATATAACTTCCAGTCATCCTTTGGCTGGACTAACTGCTCGATCTGTGACAACGATGTGATGTGTAATGAGTACCAGCGTGGCGATGGGCTAGTAGTCTGGTTGTGTAAGAAGTGTGAAGATATAAATCACTTATGACACGACACAGAAAAGACCGAGGTCTGCGTACCGAGCGAGTGGTTGCAGCCTATCTCTCGCAATGGTGGAGAAGCGCAGGTGTAGGTCGTGGTGCTGGAAAAGATATAACCAACGTCCCGTTCGACGTTGAGGTTAAAGCTAGGTCGGCGTTCCAGCCCCTAGAGTGGTTGCGCCAAGCTACCAAGAGAGCGGATGGCAAAGAGCTTCCGTTCGTGGTGTGTCGTATGAATGGACAGGGTGAAGATGCTTCCGAGTATCTTGCTTTCATGCGGTTTGGTGACTTGGTGCAATTACTTCTACCCATTTATGGTGATATTCAGACCGATACTGATAAACTTGAGCCTGAGAGATGCACACTATGTGGATCGTGGAAGTTAAAGGACGTGCCATGCAGGACGTGTCAGGTATTTAATGCCAATTTATGAGTTCCAATGCGATAACGACCTTTGTGAAGCTGATGCTCGCATAGAGAAAGAACTATCCATATCCAAAGTTCAAGACGGCATTGAATGTCCGTTCTGTAATGAACTTATGAGAAAGGTGTATTCAAGTGTTCCAGTCCATTTCA